GATATATAACGCAGGGCGCTGGAGCGGCCTTAATTACGGTACCGGCGAAAACGAGGTTGTGTGCACGACGTACGTTGAAAACGTTTGGTCCGATGCCGGGGTCTCGAATGCCTGGAACCTTGGGCCGTGGGCTCCCGACTGGGCCGAAAATGCAGGAAGCGCGTTTCATCCGACGGACGCTTACGGAAACGGTTATGAGGCTCATGCGGGTGATGCCGTTATTACCAACAACGGTGGCCATGTTATTATGCTGGATGCCAATGCCTCCGGCTATTATGCGGCAGCCGGTAGCGGCCGAGTATCTCAGCATTACGACCAAGACTACCGTGAAGCGTTCGGCGGCAATATCGTCGGCGTTATCTCACTTACAGAGTTTGCCGGTGTTACCGAGTCGGGTAAAGCTCTATCCATATCGGATGTTCGTAAGCAAGCCGAGCAACGGGCTAAAGACATTGCTAATGCTCGCAAGGATCTAAAGGGTCTTGAAAATGACCTCGATAAAGCCCTCTTAAACGACACCGGTACGGAGTTTGAAAAGAGTATCGCCAATATGAATAGCCAGGCGAAAAAATATGAAGACCAAATTCGTAAGATAAAAAATGTATCGAAAGATATTGATACGACTCATGCCGAAGACCTTTTAAAACAGTGGAAAATTGAAGAAGCCGCTAAGGCCATGGAAGCTCTTACACAGCGGCGGTTAGCGTTTAAAACAGACCTGGCTAAAATAAACGCGGACCTTAAGGGCGATTACGTATCGGTTGCGCAAGCTGAGTTTGAAGCGACGGTACAAAGTCTGGATAAGCAGCGTAAAGCTAAACTTAAAGAAATCCAAGCCATGAAAGACGACTATGAAGCGCTTAAAGAAGCCAACGAATGGTACACAGCAGCGTATTTACAGGCGGTACAAAAACGTGAAGACGCCGAGCGTGAAGCCTATGAGAAGTCTGTGCAGTGGTCGATCCAACGCGGCGATACCCAAGGGCTGATGAATGCACTTCAATCGAAAGGGGCTAACGATGAGAAGGCCTGGAATGATAAAAAGCAAGCCCTTCAAACGTACTATGAATTTTGGCAAAAAGCGCACATGTCTACGGCTGAAATGATCACAGCCGGCTCGGGTCAAATCGCATCGGGAATCCAAGGCGTTTTCGAAGCCCTGGCAAACGGGTCGGAAAGTGCGAAGGACTCACTGCGAAGCCTGGGAAAAGTCTTTCAAAAGACGATTACGCAAATGGTCGCTCAGATGGCGGCTAATAAAATTGCGACGCTTCTTTTTGGCAGCTGGCTAGGAGAAGGAAAGTCATCAAATGGGTTTAGCTTTAACGGGAACCTTTTGGACGCGGCCTCGTTTAGACTTTATAAGCCGTCCCTCGGTGTAGCAAAGCCTTTTGCTACAGGGGGCCTTGTTACAGCACCTACCATGGGGCTTATCGGCGAAGCCGGAAATGACGAAGCTGTATTTCCCTTAACGGATGAAGTGTACTCGCGAGTAGCCAAAGGGATTGTACAAAACCAAGGGCAAAACAGCGGGACCGTTGCGGCACCCGTTATTAATATTATTAATAACAGTCAATCGAAGGTAAACGTTCAGTCGAGTCACTACGACAACCAGATGAAGCGCTACATCATTAATGTGGTCGTAGATGCCGCAGAAACAGACGAGGGCGGCATGGCTAGAGCCATTAGAAACATCTCGAAAGGATAAACTATGAAAACATTTCCGATAACTCAAATTCCTCATCCCGTCGTATCACGGGCTACCAACGCCGGTGATACCTATGTGGAAAAAATAACCGACAGTACGGTCGAGTCTAAAACAGACGCAGGGTATCGCCTTACCAGACCTCGAAATACAAGAACGCCGAGGACCTTTTTGTATGCCTGGACGTGTCTGTCAGAGGCTCAAAAGAATACCCTCCGAGACTTCTGGAAGGCGGTTCGAAAGTCCGACATATTCGAATTTAAGGACTACGATACGGGCGATACCTGCCTCGTGCGCTTTACGAGTGATTGGGAGTGCCACTACTCACATCCTGAAGGGTATTACCTATCCTTGTCCTTTGAGGAGGTATAACTTATGAAAATATGGGAAACGGCGGCGATATTGGAGAAGAATAAGCTATCCTCCGATGCGCCGTTTTTACTACTCGTAAAACTTCATCACCAAGAGTTGCCGGAAGATGTATATTTGGCAAGAAATACGGAAGATGTAACGTGGAACGGACGGACGTGGACACGCTTTGCATTTAATGTTACCAACGTAAATACAGACGGAACGACGCTACCTACGGTGAATCTTACGGTGTCTAATTGCGGCGGCATTATCCAGTCGTACCTGCAACGGTATGGGGGCATGACGGATGCCGCCGTTACGTTATATGTCGTTCATACGAAGCTGTTAGATAATCCAGAACCGCTCGATCAGTTAGATTTTACCAACCTTTCGACGTCGTATGACGAAGCCTGGGTTACCTTTAAATTGGGAAGCAGCCCTGAGTTATACAATAAATTTCCTCTTGATACGTATATGGTCGATTTTTGCCCCTTTGTCTTTAAGTCCGTCCGGTGCGGCTATACGGGAACGGATAAGCCGTGTAATAACACGATTAAAGAATGTCGGATAAAAGAACGCTTTGGCGGCGAGCAGGGGATGACGGGAAACTATGGTTAATATCAACGATCTGGTCGGAGTAGCCTACGTAAACGGGGGTAGAAGCGTTACCCAAGGACTCGACTGCTGGGGTCTTGTTCGAGAGTATTATAGGCGGGACGGGCTCACCCTTCCCAAGTTTCCCATCAATGCGACCCATACGGATGAAGTTATGGACGAGATTGAAAAGAACCAAGTAAACTGGGAAAAATTGGAAGAGCCTGAAATCGGCTGCGTGGTGCTACTTCGGCTTATCGGCAATCCCTTACCGAGTCACTGCGGGGTGTATCTGGGTTACGGTGAATTTATTCATGCCATAGCCCCTTATGTACAGATTGACCGATTATCTCGATGGGGCCCGAGAGTGGTCGGGTACTATAAGCCCAAAGAAGGAGTATATCCTCATGTTTGAAATTATCATTGTACATAATATATTCACAGGAAAGCAGGAACGAATTCGATATCCCTACAAAGGAAAACGCCTTATCGATATCGCCGATATTAAAGGACTTCTGGTGTTTGTCAACGGCTCGCTCGTAGACATCCCCTATAGCTATATTCCTCAAGACGGAGACCAAATTGTTTTGACGGCTGAACTTGAAGGGGGCAATAAGGGGGCCCTCGGCTGGATACTGCAGATAGGGCTTATGGCTGCAGCCCCTTTGGTAGGTGGCTGGCTGGGTATTACGGCTAAATTCGGGCAGGGCTTGGTTGCCGGGGTCTTTACCATCCTTGGCGGGAAGCTGATTAACAGTCTTCTTCATATTAACCAGGCGCATCCTCAAGAACAAGAATCCTCTCCGACATACGGGTGGGACCTTCCGCAAGTGCAAACCCATGAGGGAAATCTTATCGGCGAGACGTACGGAACGGCGATGCCGGCCGGACAACTTTTAATGTACCACGTCGAGACGGAGTCTGAAACGTATAAGGTAAAAAACGACGGGAATCTCGAAAATACCCATAAGTACAGCGGTGAAAAAGACGTACAATACCTGAACGTTCTTTTTAGCGGAGGCTACGGGCCGGTGGATTCTATTGAAGACATCCGTATCGGGTACACTCCGATAGATAACTTTGAGTCCGTACAAATTGAAAAGAGACTGGGTACGAATGACCAAGAGCCGATTTCGTTTTTCCCTAATACCGTTGCGGATCAGTCTATTGATATAGATTGTAAAGAAGGGACGTCTGTTATACGAAGCACCGATACGGATTTATGTAACGCCGTTGAAGTTACGCTGACCTGGCCCGGAGGATTGTACTCGGTTAAAGACGACGGAAACTTTTCAAACTACACGGCCCGGTTTACCATCGGGATTCGAAAGACGGGTACAACCGACGCCTGGATAGAGCAGACCTGCTCTGTTACCGCCGGGACGAACTCAGCCGTACGAAGAAGCTATAAATTTGAAGGCTTGGAAGCGTCTCGTTACGACGTTCGGGTGCTTCCGACGGAGGCTCCGACAACGTCACGCCAATACGCTCAAATGCACTGGTCCATTCTTTCGACGTATATCAATTCGGGTCAATTTATTCGGCCGAATAAAGTCCTTATCGCTTTGCGTATAAAAGCTACAAACCAATTAAACGGAGGCATTCCGAACCTTAACTGGCGACAAAAACGGATGCATGTACTGGTTTTTAACCCGAGAACTCGTCAGTATGAAGAAAAGTCGGCGCAAAATCCTATTTGGGCGGCGTATGATATCCTTCACCACTGCCGGCGTCTTAAGAACATAAGTACGGGGCAGTTTGAATACGTAGTAGACGGCTGCCCTACGGAACGCTTTTCAAAGTATTTCGATGAGTGGCAAAAAGCGGCTGATTATGCTGACGAGATGATAGACGACGGTAACGGCGGTACGGAAAAAAGGTTCCAACTCGATGCCTTTTTCGATACCAAGCAAAAACGCTATGAGGCAGCCAATAAAGCCGCCCAAGTCGGTCATGCTACGATTGTGCGTCACGGCGTAGACCTCGGGATTGTAGTCGATATGCCGGGGACGATAAAACAAATCTTCGGCGAAGGCCGTACGATTGCCTCGTCCGTCTCAGGAAGCTTTGCTTCGCGTGAGGAACGAGCTCGTAGCGTACAGATTACCTATAACGACGAGCAGCGGGATTTTAAAAACACGGAGTTCTTCGTCCGATCGGCCCGTTACGCCGAGAACCGAACGCTTCAAGATAATACGGCAAACGTCACGCTCTTTGGCATATCCCGCCGCTCCCAAGCCCATCGAGAAGCCTTGTATTACCTGGCTACCAATGAACGGCAGCTACAAACGATACACCTATCGGCCGATGTGAATGCGTTAGTGTGTGAGTACGGCGATATCATCGGCGTCGCGCATACGGTACCTAGATTGGGCCTTGAAAGCGGACGCGTGGTATCCATCGACGGTAACAAGGTAACCCTTGATAAAAAAGTGACCCTTACGGCCTCGGATGTGCATAGCATCATCGTGCAGCGCTCTAAAGACGATGTTTTGGTTACTCGAGATATACTGCCGGTTACGACGGATACCGTTACCGATACGGTCACCGTATCGCAATCTTTTGGAGAAGGCGAAGAAGTCAGTCAGTATGACTGCTATGCCGTCGGTATTAGAGATAAGGTCGTAAAGCCGTTTCGGGTTGTAAAGCTTGAACAAGACAAAGACCTCAAGATGACCCTTACGGCGATTGAATACGACGAAAAGATATATGAACCCGACTACACGCGCTATCCGATTATTGACTACAGTAAAGGAAAATCCGCTCTTTTAAAAGCCCCCATACATCTCACCCTTTCCGAAGAAAACCTTCGGGTTCAAGGTAGCGGGAAAAACAGCATCATCCACTGTACGTGGGAGATGCCTAAAAATTCCCGATACGATGCCTTTCGGGTGTCCTATTCTACGGATAACTATAATTGGGTGGACGCTCCGACCACCGGAGCCCTTTCGCTAGATCTTAAAAATATGGAGCCCGATCACACGTATTACGTACGGGTCCGCGCTATCTTAGACAGCTTTGAGTCGGGCTATGCGGCGGCTCATATCGGGGTATCGGGCAACATTTTACCGGCCACACCCGCGACCGGCGTGACGGCTTATACAAGATATCGCCAGTTAACCGGTCAGGCCATTTATGACGTTATAGTGAACTGGCTGCCGTCCTCGCTTACGGGCCGTGTCTACTATAAGACCTCGTATGCCTCGGCTGAAAATGTTATCGGGACAAAGCAGACGCCCTGGGGTGCCTGGGTTTTTGCCGGAGAAGGAGTGGGACAACTGGTTATCCCTCAGCTCCTACCGGGAGAGACGATTCGAGTGGCCGTCACCACCGCCAATGAGCTTGGAGAGTATACCGTGCCTGATGCCGTAGAGTATCTCGATATCGTGGTGGCAGAGCAAACCACCAAGCCGCTGGCGCCTGAAAACCTTTCTATCGAGTTTACAGACAAGGTAGTCGCCAAGTGGAACGCCGTTACCAATACGACAATCGCCTACTACGAAGTACGGACCAATAACGCACCGGGTGAAGTTGCGGGGCTACTCGTTCAAACGACCGACCTTCAAGCCGCCTTGCCTCTTACGGAGCGGCAGGGCACGATATTCGTCTTAGCTAAAAACACGCAAGGCGAGTATAGCAGTGCGTCTGAGCTTACGTATAAAAAGGAAGCCCCGAAGGCTCCGAAAGCGCCGAACGTGAAGACGGGCATCGGTACACTTACGATTACTGCACCGTCGTTTCCTGTGGGGGTGTCTAAAATGCACGTACGAATCATCGGACAGCAGCACTCGGCGGCCTTTAATACGACCTCAAGCGTGGTCTCGTACGCCTGTGAGAGCGATATATACGATGTCAGTATCAGTTTTATTGATGTGTTCGGACCGGGGGCTGAATCGGGGGTTACGACCGTTACGGTAACGGCAACCGTAGACCTTTCGACGCTTAATCGTGAAACCTTAGGCCTCGATGAGATTGATAAGAATATTGCTAAGATTGAAGCCGAAGTAGGCACCGTAAAGTCTGATGTAACCGGGCTACAAACAAAGCTTACTCAGACAGCGGAAGGCCTTCAACAGTCCGTCACGGATTTAAAGACAAACGTACAAACGCAGCTGTCGCAGTTTAGTAACAGCATTGACCTAAGGGTCAGTAACGCCATTAAGGGGCTTGACGGTGACGGGCTTATTTCACGGATTAACTTATCGACATCGGGCGTTCGCATCGACGGGAAGCTCTTGCACGTTACAAGCCAAGCCCTTTTTGAGGATGACATCATCACGAACAAGATGCTTAAAGCAGGCTCAGTATCAGCCGATAAGATGCAAGTTGAATCGCTCGATACGATAAGCGCTCGGATTGGGACGCTTCGTACGGCCACCAGTGGCGCTCGGACGGAGATTAAAGACAATCTTATTGAAGTATATGACGATGATAACGAACTGAGAGTGAGGATTGGTATATGGGATTAAATACAGGTATCGAAATCAGAAACCCGTCGGGGACGACGTTCTTAACGCCCGATAACTCGATATGCCGTATTATTGATAAAAT